ACAAAAATGGCTTTTGCACCAATAAAAAGAAAATTAAAAGATGATAAAAAGAAATGGATTGAAATGTGTAAAACAAATAGTGAAAATGGTAAAAAAAGCCATCAAAAAAACGAGTTAACGACCGTTAACGACCGTCAACGAATGGTAACGAAGTTAACCGATATAGATAGTGATAGTGATAGTGATAGTGAAAAAGATAAAGATAGTGATAGTGTGTGTGTTATAAATAACACACTATTAGAACCACCACACGACACCAACACAATTTTTGATTTTGCTTTAACTCTTGATGAAAATTATAAAGAAAAAAGTTTAAAATCAAGTTGCAAAAAGTTTTTTAATTATTATAAAGAGAAAAATTGGGAAGGAATTAATAATTGGCAAGATAAATTAGAATTTTGGTTGAATACAGATTTAGAAAAAGGGATTTTAAAATTAAAACAAGAAGATGTTATCGAATATAAAAATGGTTTTAAATATGTAAATGGAAAGAGGATGTTGTAATGTTGACAATTTGTGAAAATAATAGGCAAGAAATAGAAAATGAATATTTGGCATTATTGCTTAACAAAAATGATTTATTTAATTTTATACAAATCAAACCAGAATATTTGTATTTTGCCGAAAATAAAAGAATTTTAAAATATTGTATTGAATGTTTTGAAAAATGGAATTGTATTAATTTGAACAAAATAATTGAAGCACATAAAGATTTTAATGTTGATTATTTTGGAGAATTACTTTGTAACACATTTTTTCATAACAACGCTTGGAAAGAACAATTTAGACTTGGCGAAGAAAGCATTATAAAATTTTACAAAGAAGATGTTGTGAAGTGGTGTAATGATAAATTGCAACGTGGTGAAATTGATTATGATGAGTTTATGAAAAGAATGAACAAAATTGATAATATAGTTTTGGTTGATAACACCCCAGAACTTACCGCAAAAGAAATTATGGAAAATATTAAAATCGAAAATGCACGAGTTAATTTTAATAATTTTCCTAAAATGAATAATTATTTAAAAATGGTACAAGGCGACTTTTTAATAATTGGTGCAACTACTGGGGCTGGTAAATCTGGGCTTATGTTAAATTTGATGAATGATTTGATGACTGGATTTCAATGTATCTACTTCAACATGGAAATGAGTAAAAGTACAATTTACAAAAGATTAGTTTCGATAAAGGCAGATATAAAAGTTAATGATGTTGACAAACCACAAACGGATTATCAAAAAAGATTAATCGACAATGCTTTGCAAGAAATTGAAAAAGCGAGATTAATTATTGAACATCAAGCAACCAATATTAAACAAATTAGAAGTACAGTTGCAAAATTGAAAGATAAGAAAAGACACACAATTTTATTTATCGACCATTTGGGGCTTTGTAAATGTGATGGAACAAAATCGTTTTATGAACAAGCAACAGAAGTCGCAAAACAATTAAGGCAAATGTGTCTTGAATATGATTGTACTATAATTAGTGCAAGCCAGTTAAATCGTACTGCTTATGGAAGTGATGAGGTTACTTTGAATATGCTAAAAGATAGTGGGGAACTAGAAAATAGTGCTAGTAAAGTAATTTTACTTTATCGAGATAAAAGTTCAAATAAAGATGATGATGAACCAACAATGAATATTGAAATTGCTAAAAATAGAGATGGTATTTGTGGAACAGTGCAAATGAAATATGATAAAACAAAACAAATTTTTAAAGAAATTGAAAATAGATATTAAAAATAATAAAATAGAAAGGATTTGATAAAATGAATTGTAAAGAAAGATTAAAAGAGTATATTGGTAAAGATGAAATATATCAAGATTACAAACAAGATAAATTAATGAATTGTAGTGATTTTGATAAGTTTTGTATTCAACATTGCAAAGATATTGAAGAATTATTAGAAGAAAATTTAGAATTAGAACAATCATTAGATGAAATTAACAATTTGAAGGAGAATAAGTATGAATAAAGAATTAGAAAATACAATAAAAAGATTAGAAGAAGAAGTAAACAAACAAGCAAAAATAATACAATGGTATGAGAAAGAAAATAGGCATAATCAAGAAATTATTATAGATTTATCAAAAAGAATAGACAAAACTACACAAGCAATAGATGAATTACTTTCTTATGATGATTTTAAAGATATTACAAATGCAATTTTTGGTAATGTTAAAGAAGAATTAAAATTTTATTTATCAAATTACAAAACTCTCGAAGAATTTAGAAAAGCCAATTTAAAGGAGAATGATTAAAATATGAAAAGTGCTAAAGAGATGTTTGAAGATTTAGGGTATAAACAAGTACAAAAAGATGAAAATTCTGTTAGATATGAAGGAAAGCCCACACTAATAGGAGAATATGAGTTTTATATTGAAATATGGAAAAGAGAAGAATTAAATGATTTTCTTGTAAGAAAAGCATCAGTTCAAAAGGAATTTGTTTCGAATATATGGGGTAAGGAACTACAAGCAATAAACCAACAGGTAAATGAATTAGGTTGGAAATAGAAAGGGTTGACAGATAATGATTGATTTAAGACAAGGTGATTGCTTAGAACTGATGAAAGATATACCTGATAAATCAATAGATATGATATTATGTGATTTGCCCTATGGAACTACTGCTTGTAAATGGGATATAGTTATACCTTTTGATAAATTGTGGGAACAATATAATAGAATTATTAAAGATAATGGTGCTATTGTATTGTTTGGGAGTGAAACATTTAGTAGCAAATTAAGATTAAGTAATATTGATAATTATAAATATGATTGGATTTGGGACAAAGTTAAACCAAATGGTCATTTAGTTGCAAAATATCGACCTATGCAGAGAGCCGAAAACATTTCTGTCTTTGGTAAAGGTAAATTAAATTATTATCCACTTATGATTGATAGAGATAAACCAAAAAAATCAAAAGAATACTCAAGAACAGAAATTATGGGAGGAGTATCAAATAGCAAAGAAAAAACAATAAATAAAAAATATCCACAAAATATTTTGATATACTCAAATGCAAGCCAAAAAAATAAATTGCACCCAACACAAAAACCAGTTGAATTACTTGAATATTTAATTAAAACATATACAAATGAGGGTGATGTAGTATTAGATAATTGTATGGGCAGTGGAAGTACAGGAGTTGCTTGTGTAAATACAAATAGAAATTTTATAGGAATAGAACTAGATGAAAATTATTTCAATATAGCAAAAGAAAGAATAAACAATGTAGTTAGAAAGGTGGAGGAATAATGAAAATGAGGTTGATTAAATGATTTTAATAGATAGTCGAGAAAAACCGAAAGCAATAACAAAAATAATCAAATGTTTTGAAGAAAACAATATTGATTATGACACTTCAAAACTTTATGTTGGGGATTATCAATCTTTAGATAACCCTAAAATTGTTATTGACCGAAAACAAAACCTTGCTGAAATTATGCAAAATGTTACACAAAAGCGATTTAGAGATGAACTTATCAGAGCCAAAAAAGCTGGAATACATTTAATAATACTTATAGAACATAGCAAAGACATTACTTGCATTGATGATATTACAAAATGGAAAAATCCAAGATTAGAACAATACAAGCGAACTTTAAAATGGAAATTAAATCTTAATTATCATGCAGAATACAATGAGTGGGAACTTTATAGACAAGCAAAAGAAAAAGGATTACAAACATATAGACCCCCACAAAGCCCAGAACAACTAAGAAAAGCATTACACACTATCGAAGAAAACAAAGAAGATTATGATGTGTCTTTTGAATTCTGTTCTAAATCTGAAACAGGACAAAAGATACTTGAACTTTTATCTCAAAAGTGATATAATCTAACTAGGTGATAATATGAACAAAATTTTAAATTTTATTGGTTGTTTAGTGGCGTTGCTTCTTACAGGAAGTTTCGCCTTTTTTTCGTTTGTTTTAGTGCAATACAAAAAAAATATAAAGGAGAAATTTAAATGGAAAAAGAATTAAAGGGAAAATTAAAATATTTAATTAACAAAAAGAAAACATTACTTGAAATTTGTGAAACTTTAGAATTGAAAGATTATGAAGTTATAGGACTTGTCGAACTTATGAAGCAAGATGGCGAATTGCTAGATTATGTAAATGGGGAAATTGTGAAACTTAGAAAGCCAATAAAAAACAATGATGTTTATGAACTACCAAATAATATGGAGCATTTAAAACTTTTATTAATAAGCGACACTCATTTGTGTAGCGAGTATGACAGATTAGATATTTTGCGTTATTTATACGATAAAGCAGAAGATAAAGGAATTAAACACATTTTACATAGTGGGGACTTTACCGATGGGAAATCACACAGACCAGAACATATTTACGAATTAAAAGAATTATCATACGAGGGGCAAGTAGAATATTGCGTCGAAAAATACCCTACTTTTAGTGGCAAAACTTATGTCATCGCAGGAAATCACGACGGCTGGTGGTACAAGTCTGCAGGAAGTGAAATTATTAAATCAATAGCAAAACAAAGAGAAGATATAATCTATTTAGGTAGTGATGTTGCTGACATGAAAATTGGCAAACTAAAAATAAGATTATTCCACGGAAACGGTGGCAATGCCTACGCAAAATCTTATAAACTACAAAAATACCTCGACACAATACCTGTCGAAGAAAAACCACACATTTTACAAACAGGACACATCCACCAAGCATTTTATTATAAGCAAGACAACACGCATTGCTTACAAACAGGATGCTTAGAAGATTTAACGCCTTATGCAAGAAGTCTTGGTTTTAGTGGCGACAAGTCTTGTTGGTGGCTTGACATCAATTTTGATGACAAAGGCAATATTTATTCTATAACTCCAGAACTTGAAACATTTGGCAAGAAATTAATTAGGAGAAGATAACCATGCCGACTTTAAAAGAATATTTAGGGTTAATTTGCATTGAAAAAGATTTTGTGGTAAAATTATCTAATGAAAATTTGAGGAAATATAAAACCGATTTTTATTCTCAACCCTTCAAAATTTGGCAGTTAGATTTACTTTGGGAGTATATTTGGGGTGATATTTCTTTGAAAGAAATTAAAAAGATTTTTAAACTATAAAAGCGAGGTGGTGATGTGGCTAAAATCAATGAGTGGCTTGAAAAAGATAAATTAATATTGCTAGAGGGTTGGGCTAGAGATGGTTTGACAGATGAACAAATAGCCAAAAATATAGGAATAAGTAGAGCATCTTTGTATGAATGGAAGAAAAAAGAAGTTGACATATTTGACGCCTTAAAAAAAGGAAAAGAAGTTATTGATTTTGAAGTAGAAAATGCTTTGTTAAAAAGAGCATTAGGGTATGAATATGAAGAAGAAACATATGAAAATGGTATTTTAACTAAAAAAGTAAAAAAACAAGTTGCACCAGACACGACAGCACAAATATTTTGGCTTAAAAATAGAAAACCAAGCAATTGGAAAGACAGAGTTGAAACAGATGAAGATAAAGAAGCTGTAGCAAATGCAAGCCAAGTTATTGCTAAAATTAGGAAGGTAGCACAGGAATATACAGATGGAACAAATAGAAATTAGTGAAAAACAAGCAATTTACATAAATGAAGCAACTCATCGTTGGAATGGTAAAGTTGGAGCAACACAATGTGGAAAGACTTATGTTGATACTTTATATGTAATTCCTAATCGTATTGAAGAAAGAAAAGGGAAAAAAGGGCTTAACTTTATTGTCGGTGTTTCAAAAGAAACGATAACAAGAAATATTATAGAACCTTTACAAGAACTTTTCGGAAACAAAGTTGTTACTGATATTGCTAGTAATAATACTTGTCGAATATTTGGCGAAAAGGTTTATTGCATAGGTGCTGACAACGTAGGAAGAGTTAGAAAATTCAGAGGTGCGAGAATTAAATATTTATACATCGATGAAGTGTATGACATTAACGAAGAAGTATTTGAGCTTTTAAAATCTCGTTTGTCTTTTGAATATAGTGTTTGTGATTACGCAGGAAATCCTCAACACGAAGAACATTGGTTTGAAATATTTTTAAAAAGTGATGCAGATATTTACTTGCAAAGATACACTTTGTTTGACAACCCATTTTTGCCAAAAGTATATGTTGATAATTTGTGTAAAGAATATGAAGGCACGATATATTATGACCGATATATATTAGGTAGAGCTTGCAATGCACAAGGATTATGCTATAAAAAGTTTGCAAATAATCCTGAACGATATGGAATGGACTATCAAGGCGAATACAAATTTGTAAATGGCAAACAAAAATGGGTTGATAATTTACCACTTGGTGAAACTATTATAGGCATTGACTATGGTGGAACTAAATCAGGGCAGGCGTTTGTTTGTACTAGAATTGCTTATGATTATACCAAAGTAGTAACAATGGCAAGTATAAGAATAACTGATGAATTAGATAGTAAGCAATTATTGGAAAGGCAAGTGGAGTTTATAGAATATTGTAGAAATAAATTCCACTGCAACATTGACTATGTTTATCCTGACAATGAAGAAAGTGTACATATACGAAGCTTAGACAATGCTGTTCGTGAGCGAGGTTGGAATACAATTGTTAGAGGTAGCCGAAAATACCCTGTAAATGACCGAATAGAAGCTCAGAACAAGATGTTAGCATTTGACATATGGAAATATCTTAACGGTGAATGCGATAGTCTTGTTAAAGCTATGAAAACTGCTATGTGGGATGATAACAAGTTAGAAGATACTAGACTTGATGATTTTACTACTGATATAGATGATTTGGATGCTTACGAGTATTCATACGAAAGAGATATGAAAAGAATAATGGATGCAATTAATTATGAGGAGGTTATGTGATGTTAAAAACTTTATTCAATTGGATTTTAAAAACATTGTTTGGTGTTAAAACTGAAACAAATAACACCGAAATGACAATGAACGACAAATTTGCTCAAGAATACCGAGCAATTGATGAAATTAATTTTACGAGTATATTTGCTAACAAACTAGCAAACTTTGCTGTAAGTGATAGTACAGTTAATATAGTGGGCAACAACAAAAGAACAGAAATGCTTACTGATACATTAAACCTAGCAATGGCTAGAGGCAAAAAAATAGTAGGTATGCAACTCGGCTATGGTGGGGTTTGCATTGTTCCGTATATTGATAATGGAAAGCTATTATATACACTTGTAGAACAAGACAGACTTACAATAGACCGAATAAGCGGTGAAAAGATAACTGGGGCTACATTGTTAGCAGAGCAAAAGACAATTACAAGTGGCTCTATAAGTGATACATATTTTAGATGGGTAAACTATACAATAGAAAACGATGTAATTATAATGAGGCAAAAATATACAGACCAGCAAGGAAGTGAAATTGATGTTAATTTAATTCCTGAATGGGCTAGTATTAATCCAGAAGAAAGAATAATGAATGTTGATAGAGTTCTATTTGGTTATATTAAATCACCAATAAACAACAGAATTGGCAATGACAAATACGGTGTTCCTATTACATTTGGTTGTGACCGTACTATTACTGAGATAAAAGAATGTTTAAAACAAATAGCCCGTGAATTTGTATTAAAAGAAGCATTTGTAGGCATTGATGAGAGAATGTTTGGTAAAGATAGCCAAGGACGTTCTAAATTGCCTAGAAATGGCTTATTTAAGACATTTAAAAGTGATAGTGATACCGATTTCTTTCATGACTATAGTCCAGCAATCCGTGAAAGTTCTTATTATGCTAGGTTGCAAGAACTTTATACAAGACTTGAAAAAGAAATTGGTGTTAGTAAAGGATTCTTAACTGACATGGATAGCTCAAACGCAACAGCTACTGAAATTCGCCGAGCAATGTACGACACATTTACTTTAGTTAATGATATTCGTAAGAATTTTGAAAAAGGAATGGAAGACTTTATCTATGCTTGTAATGTATTAGCAAATAGGTATAATTTAAGCCCGCTTGGTGATTATGAACTTGCATTTAACTGGGATTATTCATTATTGACTGATACACAAGAGGAATTCAATCATTACATTCAAGGCGTTAGCCAAGGGGTAATAAGTAAAGCCGAGCTACGCAACTGGATTATACCTAACGAAACACTAGAAGAAAGCAAAAGGGCTATTGAGGAGATAGAAGAAGAAACACCTAGTGTTGATAAGTTGCTTAATGATGAAGAAGATGATGCTGATAATGACAAAGATAAGCAAAAAGATAAAGAAGATAACAAAGATGATAAGAAAAACAAAGAAAATGAAGAGAAAGAGTAAAATCTTTCTTTTTTTATTGACATTTTTAATATATAAGTATATAATTATATATGTAAGGAGATGAAAGAAATGAAATTATTTAGATTTATGAGTAAAAAAGAATTTGAAAAACTTATAAATGGGGAAAAATTAATTAATAAAAAAAAGCATAAAGGAAGAACTGGAAGTATAGGTTTTTGTTTTATGCAATATAATAAAGATTGTGATATTAATTATTCTTATGAATATTTATTAGGCATAGTAGATGATGATATTATAGTGGTATTTGAAACTGATAAGAAAAATGTAAATGAAAGTTGGGGAGTGTATGCTGACCCGTATGGTAGTTTCTTTGATACAATAACTGAAACAGAATATTGCACTAAAGAATATGATAAAAAAACATTTAAAATAATAAAATACGGAGTTAACTTAAAAGAATGTTCGTTAGATATTAAATGGTGCAATAATAGTGAAGAGGCATTGAATTTAATAAACAAAAAAATAAAGTTAAAAAAAGAAAAACAAAAAGAAATAGAAAAGAGATGCAATTGTGTAGAAGAAATTAAAGTAGAAAAAGCACAAGAATTAAACGAATTTATAGAAAGTATGAGAACTTGCGATAAAGATTTACAATTTAAAATAAATGATAAATATTATAAAGTAAATGGCAATTTAGTGGAAATTGAAGGTGATATGGATAGTATTAGATTAAATTTTGATGTTTATTTAAGGAGGTAATAAAATGAAAAAAATTAAATCAATAAGTATTGATGATGATGTATGGTATTTATTTCAAAAATATGCACTAGATAATAAAACAAATGTATCATCATTAATAGAAGAATACATGAGAAATGTTTTAAAAGAAATGAAAAAGGAGAAATAAGAATATGAATAATGAAAAGATATTATATTATTTAGGAATATTAGAAAATGGAGCATTAAATTATTATCAAACAGTAAAAACAATAAGAATAGTAAGTCAAAGTATTCAAAATTATATAGAACAATTGGAACAACAATGTAAAAAGCAAAAAGAAGTTATTGATAAAGCAATAAATTGGACTATTAAATATCAAACAGAATGGTGTCAAGAAGATGAAGTTATAAGAGATTTAAAACAATTATTAGATATATTAAAGGTGTCAGAATGAATATAGAAGCAATAAATAAATGGCTAGATAAAGAATATGGCTGTTCTTATACTAGATTGGAAGAATTACATGATTTTTATTTTGAAAAGTATTGTGATTTAAAGAAAGAAAACGAACAATTAAAAGAAACTTACAAAGAAGTATTTAATAATTATCAAAAGTTAAAAAAAGAGAATGAAGAAGTTACATCGTTGAATCTTCATCAAGTAGATAAAATACAACAACTAAAAGAAGAATTAGAAGAATATAAAAATCCAATTAAATATTTTAAATATGCTAATAAAAATGTAACAGAAGAAAACAAACAACTAAAAGATAATTGGAATAAGTTAAAAGAATATATGATAAAACAACAAACAAGAATAGTGATTGAAAATACTGATGAAGATGAATTTGTTTATACTGATTTATTAAATAAAATGCAAGAATTAGAAGGAAGTGATAGTGATGGACAGAGAAATAGTTGTTAAAAAAGTAAATCTACAACAAGACGAAGTAGATAGGCTTAATAATACAATTGAAATGCGTGATAGCACTATTAAATATCAACAAGACCAATATTTAAAACTTTTAAGGAGATTAGACAATAAAGAAGCTTTTGGGCTTAATTGTTTATTATTTACGTATGATGAACTTATTAAAATATTAAAGAGTAATTATCATCCTTTAAAAGATTATCTTGAAAGATGGTTTGGTACATATGAAGATTTTAAAGAAAATGAAGGTTTATTTTTTGCAGAAGATGCCATTGAAGTCGAAGAAAATGATTACTGGTTAGTTAATATTAAAACAGATTATGCTTGTAGCTTTAAAGATATTGAATTATTAAATAGAAAAGTTTATGAGTTAGAGAAAGTAGAGAGTGATAGTAATGTTAAAGATTAAAGATAAAGTAATAAATAATGGATTAAAGGGACAAATAATTGATATTAAAGAAGCTGACAATATACCTGGGAATCCTAAATTATATTTAATAAAGTACCCTTTATTTACATTTAAAAATCCATTTAAAAGAAAATTATGGACATTTGGTTTTGATTTAGAGAAAGTAGAGAGTGATGAGTAAATGAATTTAAAAACTATAAAGGGTGAAACAGGAACATATGTTGAAATACCAAGAAATAGAATTACATTTAAATCAAAAGAAGCAGAAATTATATTTGATTTAACTTTAGAAAATGATGAATTGAGATTAAAAAATCAAGAATTAAAGAAACAACTTGAAAATTACAAAAAATTAGGTTTTAAATATTTACAGGACAAGAATAACGATTTAGAAACTCAACAAAAAGAGTTTATAAAGTATTTAGAAGATGAAATAAATAAATGGAATTATAACTATGATAGTTATAACTATGAATATGAAGTTGAAGAACCAACAGCAGAAGAATTAGCAAACAAAATTTTACAAAAATACAAAAGTATAATAGGAGAATAGATATGATTGATTTTTTGAAATGGATAGGAACAATAATCTTAGGATGTATTGTTTTTGTAATATTTATTATGCGAGGTAAGAATTATGCAGAAGAAAAATGAGATAGATAATATTTTTGAGGAAAAGACCTATAAAATTAATAATATTTTTTGTGAAGATTGCGTAGAGGGCATGAAAAAAATTAAATCAAATAGTGTAGATTTAGTTGTTACATCACCGCCATATGATGGTATTCGCAATTATAATGGATTTTCCCTTGACCTTCATGAAACAGGGAAAGAGATATATCGTATTCTAAAAGAAGGTGGAATCTGCGCTGTTGTTATCCAGGACCAAACAAAGGATTTCGGTAAATCGCTAACATCGTTTAGAATTATAGTTGATTGGTGTGATAATATAGGTTTTAAATTATTTGAAAATATTATTTATCATAAAAATGGTACAGAAGGAGCATGGTGGAAATATAGATTTAGAGTTGACCATGAATATATTCCTCTATTTTTGAAGGGTAAAAAGCCATCATATTTTAATAAAGAACCATTAAAAATTCCTTCAAAGCATGGTGGCAAAACCATGACAGGAAGCGGGAATAGAAGGACTGACGGAAAAACAACTGCAACTGTTACTAGACAAATAAATGCAATGAAATGTAGAGGAACTGTTTGGGATTATATGATGGCAGGAGATAAAAATCCATTAAAAAGAAAACACCCTGCCGTATTCCCAGACCAAATTCCGTTAGACTTAATAACATGTTTTTGCCCTAAAAATGGAATAGTTTTAGACCCATTTATGGGTTGTGGTTCAACGGCGGTTGCCTCAGTCAGATTAAATAGAAATTTTATTGGATTTGATATATCTCAAGAGTATTGTGATTTAGCATATGAGAGATTAAAAAAAGATACATTATTTTATAATGTAAATAATAAGGAGATGATAAATAATGAAATTAGAAGTTGGAATGTATGTAAGGATGGAAAATGATGCTGAAAATATAGTTATTATAAATAGAATTGCAAATGTATTTGAAACCACTATATTAACTGAAAATGATGGCAGTATCTATCAAGGAGAATATACAAAAGAAAATGTGATTAAAGCCGATTATAAAATAATTAAAATTTTGGAAGAGGGGGACTATGTAAATGGATATCCAATATATGAAATAGTTGAGTATGAAGATGATACAAGAGCAATAGTTATTGATGATGATAATAAATCAATTATATGGGAAAGCGAAGATATAAAATCAGTCATCACACATGAGCAAATGAAACAAATGGCTTATAAGGTAGGTGAGTAAAGATGAAAAAGATAACAATTAGAGAGTTGTATCAAAGAGTGTTAGATGATAAAGACATTATAAAAAAAATAAGATATAGAAATGATATTTATGAATATAACAAAGAAGAACATTTTTATAGATGTTATGATGATTATGGTTCTTATTGGTTACCTTTTAATTTAGATGATAAATTAGAAATTTTAGGAGGAAATAAAGATGAATAAAAAAATAACCGCTGTATGTAAAATTTGTGGTCAAGCAATTTTTAATGATGAAAAACATAGTTGTAAATCTAATGATTTAAAAAAAGAATTAATTAGATATCAAAATATACAAGAAAGACAATTTAATACATTAGTTGAAGCACAAGCCTTTATAAAAAATAATACTTGGAACATTAATGACAAAGAACAAATTAAAGAATTACTTCTTATTATTTGGAATAGTATAACAAATCAAAAATTTGAAATTAAAATAGATTTAGGAGAGTGATTAAATGAAATGGTATTTAATACAAAGCAAACCAGATGACTATAATAGTAGAAATATTGCGATAATTGCTTCAAAAAAACCAATACACAAGTATGTATATAGTGCAAAAGAAATTGATAAACATGAATTTTATATATTTAGCAAATATTTTGATGAGATAATAGAAAATGAAATTGTAAAAGAATATCATATAACATTAGCAGAATATTTACAAAATTGTTTTTAAAGATTAAGGAGTTGATTAAATGATTAATGAAGAACTACAAGAAAAGTTGTTAAGTGTGTTTGACAAAAGATTTCAAGATTACAACACAAAAGTATTAGAAGAATTAGGAAATGTTATCAAGCAATTTAAAGACTTAACACCAAGCCAAGCATACAAGTTAGGTCAGCAGCTAAAATACAATACAACTATCAAGGATTTATTAGATGAGTTATCTAAAATAAGTGGCTTGTCTGTTAAAGACTTAAAAGCAATACTAGAAAAGGTTGCAAAAGAGAACATTGGCTTTGCTGATGTGTATTATAAAAGTCGTGGACTTGATACACCTATTTATAGTGAGAATAAAGCACTTCAGAGACTTGTTTCTAGTGTTTATAGTATAAGTGGTGCAGAATTCAAAAACATTGCTAAAAGCACAGGTTTTAGACTTTTAGGAGATAATGGGAAACCTTTATTACTAGACATTGATGAAACATACAAATATGTAATAGATAAATGTGTTGTTGCTATTAGTCAAGGGAAGGAAACATATCAGCAAAGTATGAGAAATACTTTAAAGCAATTATCTTCAAGTGGAGTTCGTAAAATAGAATATGAGAGTGGATATTCAAGAAGATTAGACACTTCTATAAGGATGAATATACTTGATAGTATGAGGCAAGTATCAAATGAAAGCCAACAACTATTTGGCAAAGAATTTGATAGTGATGGTGTAGAAATATCAGTGCATTTAAATCCAGCACCAGACCACGAATTGGTACAAGGGAGACAATTTAGTAATGAAGAATTTGAGAACTTCCAAAATGATAGAAAAGCAATTGATTATACTGGTATGGTATTTGAACCTGAATTTGAGGGATATGATAGACGTTCTATAAGTGAATATAATTGCTATCATTACATATTTAGCATAGTTTTAGGTGTATCTAAACCACAATATAGTGATAAGCAATTAAAAGAAATAATTGATAATGCTAACAAAAAAATAGAATTTGATGGCAAAGAATATACTCAATATGAACTAACACAACTTCAACGAAGAATTGAAAGTGCTATTCGCGAAGCAAAAGATACACAAATATTAGCAAAAGCAAGTGGTGATGAAGAACAAGTATTAAAAAGCCAATTAAGAATTACACAATTAAATACTAAGTATAAACAGTTATCTCAAATTAGTGGATTACCTACTAAAAAACAAAGATTATCTGTTGGTGGATATAAAAAGATTAGTACAAAAAGTGTTGAAGAAAAAGTTAAAAAGGTGTATAATACAGGTGATTTATATAGAGATACAACTCTTTATATAAAAGCAAAAAAATGGCAAGAAAAGATAAAAGATGGTGAAATTAATCTTAACATAAGAGAAGGCAAACAAGTTCGTCATTTTATAAACAATAAAGAATATATAAAAAACAAAAGTTATTTTAATGAAAAATATTCTAATATAGATAAAATTAAAGAATTAGTTGATAGATATGCTGGAACAGGTTGGATACCTGATACCAAAGAAAATAGATTAAATAAAAGTAAAGAAAGAATAACGACAAATGAAAAAATAGGTATATATATAGGAATAGATGATAAAGGAAAAATTATCTTGAAACAAGAAACAAATTCATTTATAATACACTACTCAAAAAAAGGAGTACATATTGTACCATCACCAAATAAGGAGGATAAAAAGTGAAAACAGAGTTATTTCAAAAAAATGTTAAAGTAATATTAAAAGACGGAAAAGTATTTACGGGATTATTTTACGAAATATTTTGGGAAGAAAAAGAAATTATGATAGGAAATACCATTTTAGAAATGAAAGATATTGAAAAAATGGAAGAATATTAGTAATTACAAAAAATAAATTAATGTGATATAATTAAATTGTGAAGAGGTGCCGTAATCACCTCCTTCACTAATACTTTATTACGGGAGGTGTTAAAATGGAAAATGAAGTATGGAAAATAATGAAAGAACATTCTAATTATGAAGTATCAAATTTAGGAAAAATAAAAAATAAAACGACAGGTAGAATAAGAAAAACATCAATCAATAATAAAGGATATGAGCAATTTATTGTTTATATTGATAAAAAACCAAAAACTTTTTATGTTCATAGAGTGGTTGCTAACAATTTTTTAGAAAATTTAAATAATTTACCAGAAGTTAATCATAAAGACAAAAATAAATTAAACAATCGTGTTGATAATTTAGAATGGTGTGATGGTTGTTATAATTTGCATTACGGAACTAGAATAGAAAGAATAATAAATAAGAAAAAACCACTTTACATAAAAATAATTCAAAAAGATAAAAATAAAAATATTATAAAAATATGGGAAAATATAGATGAGATTGTATGCAATAATAATTATCATAGAAGCAATATTTACAAATGCTGTCAAGGAAAATTAAAAACTGCATACGGTTATATATGGAATTACCTTTAACAGGTAGTGTCTAGTGATATATAAAAGTCTAGGGGCAAAAGGTAATAAAGTAAGTTAGTAGTGTGGTATCTATACTTACAATTCTCTTGGAGGACACCACAAAGTGTTATAGGCATATAACATAAACCTTTATATCATTAGACAGTATCTATTAAAGATACAATTGTAATCATAGTAAGATTTTTCTTGCAAGCAACCTTAAATGGTTGTTTTTTTGTGGTTTTGACACATTTTGTGTTTTATGATATACTTTTTTTGGGTAAAAGTATAAAATACAAATACCTGAAATATGGCTACAACCATTGATTGCTTAAGATGGTTTAAATATTAAATTCTTGGTGGAGTAGACCACTTGAAAAAATCGAGGGAGGAGATATTTATATGAAAGATTTTTTAGAGAATTTAGAAATTGGTGAAAATAAGGTTAAATTATCACAAGAAGAAATTAAATCTATTTTAGCCGAACACGGAAAAAGTGTTAAAACAGAAACTGAAAAAGTTGAAAATAATATGAAAAAAGAAAATGGAGATTTGAAAGCGACTATTAATGATTTAAAAGAACAAGTTAATAAAGCACCAAAATCTGATGAAATAGAAAGTCTTAAATCGAAAATTGCAGAATATGAAACAAACGAAACTAAAAGAATTGAAGCTGAAAAGCAAAAAGCTTTAGATGATAGTTTAACTACTAACATATTAAATGCAATTGGAGATAAAAAATTTGTTAATGATTATACAAAAAATGCTATAATCAACGATATTAAGAGTTCTTTAAAAGACAGCAACAATGCTGGAAAATCTGCAAAAGATTTATTTGAGGAACTAACAAAAGACAAGGAAGGAATATTTGACAATCCTAACAAAGGAGTTTCAACTCCACCAACAGGAGATGTTAATACTGGACTTGCAAAAGAAAATCACGATAGGGAACTATTGGGATTAGAACCAAAAAAATAAAAAAAAAGAGAGGAATGATTTAAAATGGCTAACACAATCGCATTAGCAAAAAAATACACTCGTCTTGTTGATGAAAAATATCAAAAAGAGAGTTTAACAAATGATTTAACTAGCCCAGCTTCACTTGCTAAAGAAGGAGCAAATGCAAAAGAAATCCTTTACAGACAAGTAGGAGTTAGTGGATTAGGAGATTATTCAAGAAATAGTGGTTATACAAACAATAGTGTAACTGTTGAATGGAAAACTGCTACATTTAATTATGATAGAGGTACTAAAATCACTTTAGATACTATGGATAATGAAGAAACAATGGGAGATACTTATTTAATCGCTCAAAATTCATTACAAACTTATCAAGTAGCACCAGAAGGAGATGCTTTCACATTTGCTACAATCGCTAGCAAAGCTGGTATTTCTGTTTCAAACGCAGAAGGTGAAACATTCGCTGATGGTGAAGCATTCTTAACTGCATTATTAAAAGGTGTTACAAAAATGGATGAAGACCAAGTTCCAGCAGAAAATAGAATTTTATATGCTACACCAACATTATTAAATAGTGTTATGGCACTTGATACTACTAAATCAAGAGAAGTATTGGGAAAATTTGCTAAAACTGTTGCAGTTCCACAAACTCGTTTCTATACTAAAATTGACTTATTAGATGGAAAATCAACTGGTGAAGAAATAGGTGGATTTAAGAAAGATACTACTGGTAAAGATATCAACTTTATGATTATCCACAAACCAGCTATTATCAAATTTGATAAACACGTTGTATCAGACGCAATTCCACCAGAATTAAATGCAGACGCTGACGCTTATATTTCTAAATATAGAAAATATGGTTTAGTTGATGTATTTAACAACAAAACAGCTGGTATCTATATTTCATACAAAGCAGCATAAGGAGGTGTTAATATGAGAGTAGTAGGAATGGAACACAAACCTACAAAAAAGGTTGAAACACCTAAAAAGGAAGAAATAAAAGAAGTTAAAAAGGTTGAAGAACCTAAAAAAACTTTTAGAAAAGAAGATTAATGAAAAGGAGGCATTTTAATGGAGTTTGAAGGACAATATCTAACTTATCAAGAGTATAAAGCTCTAGGTGGAACTCTTGATGAAATGCCTTTTAATTTATTAGAATTTAATGCTAGAATGAAAATTGATGAAAGAACATTTGGAAGATTAGTTGATAAAGGGCAAGAATATAAAGAAGTAAAATTGTGTGTTTATAATATGATTACAACTTTAAATAGTTATAGTTCATATGATACACAAAATAAAGCTATTTCAAGTGAAAGCACTGATGGATATAGTATTTCATACGGAACACCACAAAAGTCTACTACTGATGCTAAAAATAGTGAATTAGAAGATGTTGTTGATACATATTTATCTAATTTGATTGTTGATGATGTTCCTGTGTTGTATAGAGGTGCAGATGTTAGTTAATTCAAGTTTAACTGTGTATCACAAGGTTGTTAAAAACCGTGAAGATACATGGGAGAAACATTTCTATAAAAATATATGGTGGTTTGGTGGCAAGGGTGCAAGTTTAAATAAAGGTTATGCCGAAGCGAACGATGTTCAAATTAGAATACCTTATGACTTGAACTCTAATCTAGACTACAATAATTTTGCGATAGAAGATATTTTAGTCCAAGGCGAATATGAAGACATTGTTAGTGAGAATGATTTAAAAGATTTAAACATTCCATATTACAATATTACTTCCTTAAATAATAATGTATTTGGCAATAACAAACATATTCATATAGGCGGTAAGTAATGCCAGTAAAAATGCAACCTACAAGTGTTATAAAAGCAAATTTAGGTATTGAACCGAATGGCAAAGTGCATAAATTCTTTACACACACTTGCAGAATACATAATGACAAGTATGTTCCTTTTGATATAGGAACATTAGCAGACACCGTTACAGAAGAAACTAATTGCTATATTTATGAACAACCTTATGCACATTATGTTTATGAGGGAATTAGTAAAAATGGCAAACCTTTGAATTACCATACAGACAAACACCCATTGGCTGGAAGGCATTGGGATAAACGAATGGTAAGTGCTGAAATACAAGACATTGTCAAAGAAGTACAAGACTTTATTGATAGAGGAGGTAAATAATGATTATTGATGTTGAAAATACAAGAATTGCTAAACTTGGCAAGTATTTAGAAACTATACTTGAAGAATTAAATAGCAAGTATAAAAAAATAAATGCCGACTTTCTAGGAATAGATGTTAATAATTATTCGCTTGACAAAATACCTACTGCTAGTGTTATAGACCCTTATGTTGCAGGTGGAAGATTATGCAGAGATGTATTTTCATTCAGAAGTAGAAATCCATATTCTAGCGACCGATTAAGTAATCTTAAAAACATAGGTTTTTTTGAAAGTTTTCAAAAAATAATATTTTCTAATAATGATGAGGGCATTTTGCCTAAAATTGATGGAATAATAAGTATTGAATGTTTAAATCAAGGCACTTTCAATTATGCTGATGAAAGTATGAAAACTGCCGTGTTTGACATTCAAATACAAATTGAATACGAGGAGGATTAAAATGAAACCAATAAGAGTTATCAAAAATGGAAAATATCAAAATATATATATTTATGAAAATGATATTATTGAACCAACAAAAGAAAATTTTGAAATGATAAAAATTTTAAATGAAAAAGGTTTTATTGAACCTCTAACTTTAAAAGAAATTAATGAAATTGAAAAATTTATTAATAAATCAAAATTTAAAAAAGAGGAGGAATAATAAATGCCAACATTAGTAAAAAGAAAAGAGATAATGTTATATCTTGATACTAAACCTAATGATAGTGTAAGTTCACCTACTTGGGGTTTATATGGTAAGAAATCAACAACTGCGACTTATACTTATAATCCAAGTTCAACAAGTGAAACTTATATAACTGATGATAATGCAACTGTTACATTAGATAGCTATAATGTTACAATTGATGGTAATATGAAATGTTATTTTGGTGATGCAATCTATGATTTTATAAATGGATTAAGATATAATTTAGCAATTGGTAGTGATGCAATTACTAAAGCATTATTAATTGATAAATATGACAAATCAAGTGATAATTCATTTAAAGCACAAACTTTCGATTGCACTATATCTATTGAAAGTTATGGAGGAGATGGGGGTGTTACACCAAATATAACATTTACAATCGGGTTAAATGGCGACCCAACACAAGGAAGCGTTACATTTACAGGAGAAACACCAACATTTACACCAACTGTTAGCTAATAATAAAACCTTTAAGAGTGGGAGGCAAATTCTCACTCTTTTATTGATATGACATTGTGTCGTACTACCCCTACTCTAGTTAAAAAAGCAATAGGGAAGTAGTCAATTATTTTATATTAATAGTAATAATATAATAATCATAACAAAAAATAAGGAGTGATAATAATGGAAAAATTAAATCTTGAAAGAAACAAAGATGATTTTTATATACTTGAAGTAAATGACAAGGGAGATACAATTGAATTTGATTTGACTGACATAGGATTACCTGAAAGAATATTAAAAGCAAGCGAATTAATAGCAAAATTAGATAAAGAATATAACGAGGAAATTATTAAATTGTCAAAGAAAGAAAATGATATTGAAAGAACAAAAGAAATTATAAAACTCGAAAAAACTAAATGCTTAGAAATGCGAGAAGCATTTGATGGCTTTTTAGGTGAAAACGCTTGTCAAAAAATATTTGGGGATAAAAATTATTATGGGATGTTTGTTCAATTGTTCGATGCATTAGAGCCACATTTCAACAAAATGAAAATAAAAACGCAAAAAGCAAAACATAAATTAGCAAGTAAATATATTTCAAAAGATGAGGAAATAATGTAAAATGTATCCAACAAAAATGGAAGCAAATGGGCACATATATAAGATTAACACTGATTATAGGATTGCATTGGCATGTTTTAAAGCAATTTATGACTCCGAAATAAATGATGTTGAAAGATTTTATGCTGTTGAAACTTTATTATTGGGCGAAAATGTTTTGGAAGAAGATGAAAAAATATTACAAAATAAAATTGAAAAATATTTAAGATGCGGTAAAAATGATAACATAAACGAAGAGGAAAAAAATTTTGATTATATACAAGATGAAGAGATAACTAGAACAAGTATAAGACAATGTTATCATCTTAATTTAAATGAAATCCCTTATATGCATTGGTATGAATATAACGAATTAATAAGTGGCTTAACAAATGAAAGTTTATTAAATAATATTCGTGATTTGAGGAATTATGATTTAAGCGAAGTTACTGATGAAAAGCAAAAACAAAAAATAATTAAAGCACAAGAAAGAGTGGCATTAAAAGAAATACATATAAAAACAAAGGAAGAAAAAGAGATAGATGAATTTTGGGAAAATATAGTGGGAGGTGATTAATATGAATAATTATGATGGCAAAATAGTTATAGGAACTGAAATTAATACAAAACAATTTGATGCTCAAATAAAAGTTCTTAAAAACAAACTGAATGATATTGAATCATCATTACAAATGGCAAGTAAAGATAAAACATTATTTTCTACTCGTGAAATTGAAGAAATGGAGGCAGAAGCAGAAAACCTAAGAAATAAAATAGGGTCTTTACAAGGGGATTTTAAAAAGACAAATAAAGAAACTTCTAAAGGGTTTGATAAAGGCATAAAATCATTAAAAAGATTTGCATTGTCGTTGTTTAGTGTTGGCTCGATTTTCGCTGGTGTTTCAAAAGCAAGTTCTGCTTGGCTGTCACAAGATACAGAATTGGCACAAAAATTACAAAATGTATGGATAGGATTAGGGGCTTTAGTTTCTCCAATAATTGAAAATATAAGCAATTTAATGCTAAAAGCTTTAGGTTATTTAAACGAGTTTGTAAAAGCATTGAGTGGTGGTAGAATAGACTTTATAGCAAAAGCAAATGCTAAAGCTCTAGAAAAACAAACGAAAGCACAAGCAAAATTAAACAAAGAAACACAACAATATGATTTTGATGTTATTAGAAGACAACAAAATATAAGTTCAACTAGTGCAGGCGAAGGAATAGATACAAGTGGTTTGATTAATATACCTGAATTAAATGAAAATATTGTTAAAAGGTTACAAGATATGGCTAAATGGTTAAAAGAAAATTGGTATTGGATAAAAGAAGTTGGAAAAGCAATATTATTGGTATTTGGAATAAAAGCAATCGAAAATATATTAAAAAATATAGGATTATTAATAGGAAGTAAATCATCGCTTACTGGAATTGCTGGTTTAACTGAACTTTTAAAAGTTTTAGCAACTATTGGTGTTATAACAATAGGAGTAGATATATTATATAGCGGGATAACTGGAAGAGATTTAGTACAAGATTTAAAAAATATTTTGAAAGGTTTTGAAGAATTAAAAGGAGCACATAAACAAAATACAAAAACGTCAAAGGGACTTACAGAACAATCTAAGAATTTAAGTTCCACGATAGATAAGCTAGGAGAAAATGGAGAATTAACAGGTGAAAAATTACAACACACTATAAAAGCATTAGAAGTAACCAAAAATAATTCGTTAGATTTATTTGAAACTATGGAAAGAAGTAAAACTTTCTTTGGAAATTTTAATGGTGATAACAAAGAAGTGAAAAAAGGACAAGAAGAAGTAGCAGAACAGTTGAAAATAACTACAAATGATTATAAAAAATTATATGAACAAGGTTTATTAAACGATACTCAATCAAAAGATTACGAAGAAACCCTTGGTTTGCAAATAATAATAATGGATAAACTAGGAAAAGAAACTCAAAATTTAAAAACTGATTATGAGAAATTAACTGGTAAAACTTGGACAATAAAAATTGAAAGAGAAATTACTGATAAATATAGTGGATTAAATTATAAAGCTAGTAACAAAGGAGCTTTTATAGAGGGACTAGAAAATTTATTTAAACCATTGGGTAATCTTTTTATTCCATTATTTCGTAACCAGAGAAAAATGGCACAAGGTGGGATTGTAACTCAACCAACAAGAGCACTAATTGGTGAAGCGGGATATCCAGAAGCAGTAGTTCCACTTACAGATAATTATTTAAAAACTTTAGCAAATTTAATCGGACAATATAATAGTGGTAGTGGTCAAAATGTAACAAATGTTTATTTAAATGGTCGATTAATTCAAAGAGAAATAAGTAAAACGCAAGATAAAATAAATTTTGCAACAAATAAGTAGGAGGTAACATGTTTATAGACAAAGATAGTTTAATCATAAATGGGCTAAATATGGGGAAGTATATAACCGAAGCAACTTATGGTTTTTATGATACTTGGTCAAGTGATGCGGGTTATAATACTTTGAGTGGCGATTTTACAGGTACATTCAAAGGAACATATCCAAAAATAAGTGTCAAATTTGCCAAAAGTCTTACTATTGACCAAATCAAAGAACTTACTGCAAAAATATTTAGAACTACTACTCAAACAATAACTTATGATGACCCAGATGGAACTAGGAAAACAATTAAAACTCATAAAGGAGATTTAGTAATGGTTTTTACAGGAATTAAAAAGAAAGGAGCATTTTCTTATGAATTTGTTTCTAATAAGAAAATATAGTTTAATAAAATGAAAAATTTTAGTAAAAATTTTAGAGAAAATTTAAGAGAAGTAAGAGAAATAAATGCCATAATATCTTATTATGAAAATGATAAATATTTAATATTGGCAACTGAAAGCGAAGAAAATCTTACAACTGAAAATAGTGATTTTATAGTAACACAAAATTTAAAAAATAATTTCTCAGGTGAAAGCATAATAAGAATTAATCCTAGTTTTAATGTTGATTTGTTCAAAAGTGTATGTAAAAGTTTAGAAGCCGAAATTAAAAATAAAATTCCAATTAATACCAAAATTAATGTTAGAGTTGGTGTAAAAGTTAATGGGAAATATGAGTACCTTGATTATGGCAATTATTTTGTAAGAAAATGTTCTTATCAAGCCGATAGTCAAACTTATTTAATAATTGCATATGACAAAATGTATCAAAGTATGATTTCTTATGATGAAAACAACGCAAATATTACTTATCCTATTTCAATTAAGAATTTGTTAATTAAAATTTGTAATTATTTAAAATGGGATTATGATTTTGGAGAATTTGTTAATCAAAATAAAATAATAAATAAAGATTTATTTAAAGGGCAAGGTTTAACATATAGGGATATATTAGACAATATTTCACAAGTTATTGTTGGGAATTTAATGTTCGATGACAAAGACAATTTAATAGTTAAATATATAAATAATCCTAGTGAAAATGATATCGAAGTAAATGAACATGATTTAAGAAATATAAATGTCGAAATAACAGAAAAATATGGAATTGTAAATGCTTTATTAATAACTACAAATGGAAATGTTGTGTTAAATAATAAATTAGATAATACTTCTATACAAAAAAATGGTAAAACCGAATTAAAAATAAATGATAATTATATATTGATAAATAATAGTGATGATTTTATCAACGATATGTTTGATAAAGTTAATGGGCTCGAGTATTATATATATGATGTTGATACGATTGGGGTTTTAGTTCTTGACCCACTCGATAGATTTAATATAAAAATAAATGATACTACCTATTCCACTTTAATGCTTAATGATGATACGCAAATCGATACTGGAATAGTTGAAAAGTGTTATGCTGATAAACCAGAATTAAATGTAAGTGAATACAAACCCACAAATGCTAATGAAAATAAATTGAATAATGCTGTTATTAGTCTTGATAAAGCAAATGCTGAAATTGTAATGAAAGTCACAGGCGATGGCAAATTGGCACAAGTCAGACTTGATGGCAACGCAAGTGATGGAAGTGTTGTAGAAATTCAAGCGGACAATATCAACATGAAAGGTGTTGTAAATGCAATAAATGATGGAACAACCACAATAAATGGTAGCAAAATAACAACTGGTACAATTACTGCAAACCAAATTCAAAGTGGAACTATTACTGCTGACAAAGTTTCGAGTGATATAATTACTACAACTAATTTTAATGCTCAAAATATTAATGCTAATAAAATAACAAGTGGAACTTTATCTACTAATAGATTAGAAAGCAAGGTTATTACAACTGATAATTTCTCGGCTCAAAATATTAATGCTAATAAAATAACAAGTGGAGCAATAACTACTGCTGGAATAGATGTTGCTAATTCAACAGGTTTTTTAAGAATGTTATATGCTAATTGGGCTAATCATCCATATGTGAGTGCTTTAAATGTTGCAGGACAACTTAATTATCCTGATAAAAACGGAATAAATTCTAGTATAAGTTTTAGAAGCAAAGAATTTAAAGAAAATACAGGTTCTCAAGTTGGATTTATAACTTTTGGTAAATTAGGGGACGGAATTATTGGGGCTTCAGGCAATTTAAGACTTATTAGCAATGACCAAATTTATATTGGGCAATTAACTATAAAAGGCACAACTTTATATGGAGATTATACAGGAAGTCCTAGTGAAACAGATGTTACTGGAAAACCATATATAACACAATTTAATAATACATATATTAATCCAAGATTGCGTGCGTATATTGGTGGTGAGTCGACAGACTCAAACTTAATATTAACTAAGGGAGGTTCACCATCATCAAAAAATTTAAAAACGAATATTAAATTGATAACAGAATACGAAAATATTTATAATGATTTTAAAAAAATAAATTTTTACACATACGATTATAAATATAAAGGAATAAATGATAAAAATAATGATTTTGGTTTTATAATTGATGAAATAGAAGAAAATGAAACATTGTCCAAATATTATAAAAACTATTCAAAAGAAGGTTATATAGATAAGGACAAAAATATGTTCCCTAAAAGAGAAGGCATGATATATAAAAATATGGAATATATAAATTACAAAGTGTGGGATAGAGACGCTTATCTTAAAATGAATATGGTATTGATAAAATCACTTCAAAATAAAATCGAAGAATTAGAAAAAAGAATAAAAGAAATGGAGGAAAGTAAATGATAAAAGTGTCAATAAGTTTATTAAGTGTAATGATAGCGAATGTATTATTAGGAGTAACATTAGCAAAATTAAAACAAAAATTTAAAAAAGAAAAACTGTTAAATGGTTTGGTCAAGTATTTGGGAATATTTTTAGGAATATCACTTGTGTATCTAGCAGGTTATTTAAATCCAAATATTATAGTCGCAAATATAAATAATGTGGAAGTTAATTTAATGACTGGCATAGAAGTTTTATTTATATCAGGTATAGTTTATTATGGTATACAAGATTTAATTAAATTGAAGAACTTGTTAGGATTATCAAATGATATTACTCCCACCGATGAAGGAAGAGGGTAGTATGAATAAGTATAATGCAGAAAGATTATTTCATACCCTTGATGATATATTCATATCTAGTCCTTACTCAAATAGGATAAGCCCAATAACAGGTGATAGGGAATTTCATGAAGGTGTAGATTATTCAGCAAACGGAAAATCAATACCGATATATGCGTTGGACGATGGAGAAGTATTATATGAGGGATACGACAATTCAACAGGTGCAATAATATGTTATATAAGATTTCCTAAATTAGATAATCATGTGGGGCTTTATTATCATTTAGCAAATACTGTAATTAATAAAGGCGATAAAGTAACAAAGGATACTAAAATAGGAATGATGGGAAGTACAGGATATTCAACAGGAAATCATTTACATTTTGATTGGTTCAAATATAGTGATTATAATAAAGGTTTTTATGATAGAGAATATGAAGATTTTAACGAGTATATATTCCCTGAAAACAGAATAAAAGTAACTGCTCCAGTAGAAAGAAATGAAAATATCAATCAGATAAGAGTAATAGTCGATAATTTACGAGTTAGAACATCTAGTAGTATAAATAGTAGTGTAATCGGTTTCGTTCAAAATAAGGGCATTTATAACGATTTAGAGGTATGCAAAGAAAATAACTATACTTGGCATAGAATTGCTGACAATCAGTGGATAGCAGATAATGAAGAATGGTTAGAAATATTGCCAATCACAGATTATAAAAAATTATACGAAAAAAGTTTAAAAGAAATAGAACAATTGAAAAACATTAATAATAATTTATCAAGCAATATGTTAAAATTAAAAGATAAATTAAAACAAATACATGAGTTATCAAAAGGAGAGTGATTGTATGGCAAATATTAAAATAAGTGAATTAGATGAATTACAAAAAGCAACTGACCAAGATTTGCTTGTTATTGTTGATGTTGCTAATAATGAAACAAAAAAGATACAAGCGGGAAATCTTGGAACTGGTGGAGCAGAAATTCCAATTGGTTCAACCCCACCAGAAAATCCAGAAGAAGGCGATTTTTGGATAGATACAAGTGCAAATGGTGAAACATATGGCGATACATTGCCGATAGGTGCTATGGTTGAATACAATGGTACAACAGTTCCACAAGGCTATGAGAAAGTTAGTGATAATAATATATTAGATAGTTCTGATATTGTAAATAATTTAACTAGTGATGACGCAACTAAAATATTAAGTGCAGCAATGGGAAAAGAATTAAGAAATTTGATTAATCTTGATAGATTAGTCAATGTTGACTTATCCACAATTAAATATCATTGCTTATGTGGTGTAGATAATAATTGTACAGGTTGGATTGGAGGTTATGGCGTGTTAATATGTATTCCATTATCTCGAAGTTCAAACTATGCAATTCAAATTGGTTTTAATGATGTAACTGTAAAATGGAGAAGTAGTCTAAACAATGGTACTTATAGTGATTGGAAAACATTTAGTTAAAGGAGGTATAAAATATGATAATAAGAAAAACGCAACAACCTAGTGATTTCCCTACTAATAATATAAGTAATGCTAAAACAACTGGAACTACTAATACTTATTCATGTGATTATATAAATGGAATTGTTGAAAGTGGTTCAAATGATAACGGAAATTGGATTAAATATAGTGACGGTACTATGATAACATATCAAAATGTGAATATTACTTTATCTGTTACTGAAGCGTGGGGTGGAATATTTGTAGGAAACTATACAACGCCAATTAATTTTTCTCAAACTTTTAAAGAGCCACCAGAAGTGTTAATTGATTTAAAGTTTACTCAAGGTGCTGGTTGGCGAGTTGACTGGGATTTTCCTGTTATAACTAATTCCAGTATTAAAAATATTGGGGTTGGAAGAGGGACTGCTTCTGATACGTCAAAATTTAAAGCCACAATTTTTGCAATAGGAAAATGGAAATAAAGGAGGAACAACATGGCAACGTTTAAATATTATGATGGAACAAAATACAATAGAATAACTGGTGGCTTAGTACCTAAAACTACAAATACTACAAGCGATACGGAAACTTATAGTTGTAATTATGTAAATGCACAAGTTGATGATTTAAATACTACAATTATAGGAGTAGATAGTATTGTGGCTAAAAAACCTGATGCTATCAATACTTACACAACAAGCACAACTGACGCTTATACGTGCGAGTATATAAATGCTAATACAATTCCAGTGATAAACTTCAGTGGTGATTTTAACAATTATAAAGAAACCGCTATAGGTCAATGTCAAATGTCTGCTAATAAGCCACTAACAGATGCAAATTATTTTTATGGAACAATAATAGTGATAAAGTTTGGAAGCGCTTATTGTAGTCAACTTACAACTGATATTAACACCGGAAAAATGTATAATAGAGTATTAATAAATGGCAGTTGGACAGCATGGAAAGAGATTCAGCAAAACGATATATAAAAAACGGAGGAATAAAATGAAAATAAAAAAGAATTTTATACCTATTTTACAAAAAATTTAAAATGTAATATAATTAAAGAAAAGAGGAAAGGAATGATATTATGGAGTTAACAATAGCTTTAGCATTGTCGATACTTGGTTCTGTAATATCAGTATGCAGTTTTGTACTGAATAGAAAAGATAAAAGTAATAAAGATATAAAAGAAGAACAAAAGCAATTTGACAAGAACAATTTAATAGAATATAGACTTACTAAAATAGAACAGAATATCGAAAAGATATTAAACAAGTTGGATGTGTATGAAAAAGAAATTGATGATAGAATAAAAATTGCAATTGATAGTCATATTGCTATTTATCACAATAAAAAGGGAGAATAAAATGGGAATACGTGAGGAAGTGTTAGAAATGAAGAAAGAAGTAGAAGAAATACAAGAGCATTCATTCGCAATGGAACTTTTAAAAGACCAAAAGAAACAGAACAAAAGACAATTTATCATAATATTAGTGATATTAGGAATGTTTACTTGCTTATTAGGTTATACTATATATTTGCTTAACGATTTTGGTGTAAGCACCGAAACAGACACTATTGATATAGATAATGTAGAAGCAATTGACAATTCACATATTAAAATTGGTGATGATGTATGGGAAAAATCAAATTAACTAGAACTCGTACAACAAAATATCGTAAATCTAAGACTACTAAAGATAGCAAAGGTCGAAGAAGATGTAAGACTTGTGGTAAATTTATGGGAAATAAGTAATGCTTAAGTTAGATTTAACTAGAAAAGAATATGATGAATTGAGTAACAAATTAATATTAAATGAATTCCAAAAGCGAATATTTAAATACAGAATAAAAGAATATAGTATTACAAAAATGGCTATGCTAGAAAATTGTAGTGAAAGCACAATTAATAGAGAGATTAAAAAGATTAAGAATAAAATAAAGAAGATAATTTGATTTATCTTCTTTTTTGACATTAATTAGACATAAACTGGATAATTTCCAATTCTTTTTTTATTATATACTTTTATTGTAAACGAGAGTTAATCTTGATTTGCGAGAAAGGAGAGATACAATTAAAAATATTCTTAAAACGAATATGGTTTGTTGTTTTCTCCTTTTTATGTTAGAAAGGAATAATTAAAATGAAAGAAAAAATTGAACAAAAATTAGAAGAAAGAATTGAAATGATATTAAATAAAAACGTTGAAGATATTACAAATGAAGAATTTGATGAATTAAAAAATAAATTAAATATAATTGATTTTGAAGAAAATCAAGAAGAAACACAAAAAGATATGATTGAATTAATGACCAAATTATTTAAAAAATAGGAGGTGAATGAATATGTATAATCAATATAACCCTTATTTAAACCGTTTTTATGGGCAACAACAAGCGAATATGCCTCAACCAATGGATTTGCCTATGCAACAACAAAACACGCCACAAATGGCTTTAAATAGGCAAAATATACTATATGGAAAGCAAGTTGATAGTTTAGAAGTAGTAAAAGCAATAGATATTCCTTTAGACGGAAGCATAAGTTACTTCCCACTTGCTAATGGTAGTGCCATTGTTACTAAACAACTACAACAAGATGGAACAAGTAAAATAACTATTTATGAACCTAAAACGCAAAAAGAAGATATGAAATTTGCAACTATTGAAGATATAGATAAAAGACTTGAAAAAATAGATTTTAGTGAAATTGATGATTTAAAAGACGATTTAGAAGATTTAAAAAAAGAGTTAAAAGATATTAAAAACAAATTAAAAACTAAAAAGGAGGATTAATTTATGAACCCTTTAAATATGATAAAAGGAATGATGGGAATTAGTAATCCTAAAGATATGGCAATGAAAATGCTATCACAAAATAACAATCCCATATTTAAAAATTTAATTGATATGGCAAACAAAGGCGACACAAAAGGTGTTGAAAATTTTGCTAGAAATTATATGAAAAGTCAAGGAAAAAATTTCGACCAAGAATTTAATAATTTCAAAAGTATGTTTAAATAAAATATTTGGTTTTTAATATAATTTTGCAATCCCCAAGTATTTTAAATATAAAGAAAGGAGAAAAAATATGCGTGGAGAAAGTGGATTAACTGCTTCTGATGTTGCTCTATTATCTGGAAGAAACGGAAATAATGATGGTTTTGGAGATAATGGTAGCTGGTGGGTTATTATCTTTTTAATCTTTGCCTTTATGGGTTGGGGTAGAAACGGTAATGGCTTCGGTGGTGGTAATGGTTCAGGTGCTACTGATAATTACGTACTTGCTTCTGACTTTGCTACAATTCAAAGGCAATTAAGCGATGGTTTCAATGATTTAACAGCACAATCAAGATATATTCAAAATGGAATATGTGATGGTTTCTATGCTATGAACACAAGTCTATTAAATGGATTTGCTGGTGTTAATAATTCAATTATGACAAATGGTTATGAAACTAGAAATGCTATTAATAACTTATCAAGTGATTTAGCAAGTTGTTGTTGTAATTTAAGAAGCGATATTCAAGGAGTTAACTACAATCTAGCAACTAATACTTGTGCTTTACAAAACACAATGAATATGAATACTAGAGATATAGTTGACACTGTCAATGCAAATTATCGTGCATTACATGATGAAATAGTCGCTAATAGAATTGAAGATAAGAATGCTCAAATTACTGCACAACAAAATGAAATTAACGCATTAAGATTGTCTGCTAGTCAGTCAGCACAAAATGCTTATTTATTAAGCGAATTAAAACCTTGCCCATCACCTAGTTACATAGTACCAAACCCTAATTGTTGCTATAATTATCAAGTAACAAGTGGATGCGGATGTGGAAATTTTTAGTAAGACCTGATTACAGGAACTTGATTACAAGTGCTTACTATTTTTAGAGATAGGAAAGCCCTATCTCTTTTTTAAATAATTTATAAGAAAGGAATGATATTATGATACAAAGTTATCAAGAAACGCCAGTTTTACTTGCTTCAAATTCTAGCCCTTTAACATTTTCTACGGATTGCATAAGAACAAGATGTGCTAATTGCTATGGTTTTCTTCAACATTCACAAGGTTCACCACTTTATAAAATTTTAAATGGTGGAAATTATGACGTTACTTTTAACGCAAATGTAACAAGTGCTACTGCTGGACAAGTTGCTTTAGGTTTATATATGGATGGAGTTCTATTGCCTGGTACAACTGTTATTGCTGACATAGCAACCGCTGGCGATTATGTAAATGTTGCATTTACTAAAACAGTGCCAATTTGTTGCAGAGGTGAAGCCACTTTAACAGTACAATCAGTACCTAGTGTTTTAACTGGTACAACTGTAACCGGAACACCAACTGCTACACAAATACCTTTATATCAAAATGCTAACTTTAGAATTAGCAAAAGGTCATAATGAATACTGAAAACAATAATGAGTATTTATTCAATTTAATAAATATATTATCTTTTATTATTGGTGTTGAAAACTTAAACTTGAATGACAAACAAATTGAAAAATTAGAAAGCCATTTAAGTAAACAAGACAAGCAATATGAGGAGATAATACGATTATTAAAGGAAGGAGGTATTTTAGATGGAAGAAGAGAACAAAAGTGAAGAAACTAAAGAAAATGTTTTAATAAAAACAAAATCTGAAGTTGAAAGAATAATAAAACAAATAACTGAAAATGGTTTACAAACTGCAAATGTAGAACTTTTATACAAATTAATAGATATTCATAAAGATATTGAAAATGAAAAATATTGGAAAGAAAAGGAGGAAAATATGATGTATAGAGGAAGAGATTATTTTATGGACGATAGTTATAATGACGGTCGTTCAAGAGATAGCCGTGGAAGATATATGGATGGTTCTTATGGAAGAAGAGGTGTCCCTGGAACTGGAAGAGGTCGCTACCGTGGATATGATATGATTGAAGAAATGGGCGAACACTACGGAGATTATTCGGAGGGTAGAGATAACTACGGAAACGATAGAGAAACCGAAAAATCTTTTGATAAAATGCTACAAAGTCTTGAAGATTTTACTTATTTAATAATGCAAGAAGCCGATAGCCAAGATAAAATTGAAAAGGTTAGAAAAACTGCACGTAAGATAAGTGAATTTTAATGTATAAATTTTATAATAACAATGCTTTAGGTTTATTTGAGAACGATTGTGCAATAAGGTCAATAAGTCTTGCAACAGGTAATAGTTGGGATGATACATACCAATATTTAAGCAACAAAGCAAGGTTAAAAGGAACTATGCTAGATGATAGAGATTTTATACTTGATTTTTTAGATGAACGATATGAAAGAGTACCCACATATAATTTATCGGTCGGAGAAGTATCGGCAAAATACAACGACAATGTTATTCTTATAACAATGACTGGGCATATTGTTTGTTCTAAATATGGCGTTGTTTATGATAGTTTCGATTGCCGTAAAAGACAAGCCGAGTATTGTTGGATTGTTAAATAAGAAGATTAATTTCTTCTTTATCAGGGTGTACTCAAGTGGTTTAAGAAAACGGACTGCAACTCCGTTATCGTGGGTTCAAATCCCACCACCCTGTCCAAAATTATAATTGACAGCATTAATTTAATATGTTAAAATAAATATGTAATTTTAATTTGTAATCATAGAGAGTTTTTTTACCCCTTTCTTTTAACATATAGATATATATTATATATCTTTTTTTGTTTTTGTTTTGTAAATAAAATAATTAAAATGTAAAAAAATATTGACAAATGTTTTAAAAAATGATATTATTAAAACGTAAAATAAAGAAAGGAGGACAAAAAAATGAAATTAAAAAAAATAAAATTTGAAAACATATTTTTTATATTAATGTTAATATATGGAATTGTCGCAATTCAACATCATATTTGCAATCAATTAATTTTATTAGATATAATCGTATATTTTTTACAAGCATTATTGGTAAGATATTCAATTAAATATGTAAGACTTAACCCTAAAGAGTTTGTAAAAGAAATAAAAGATTTGTTTAATGAAAATGGCAATTAAAAGGAGAATAAATATTTATGATTAATCAATGCACTTTTGAAGAATTTATTGAAAGCAATACAAAAAATAAAAATATTTGCAGAAAATATAAAGAGTATCCAATTGAAATACAAAAAATAATAAAAGATATTTATATAATATGCAGAAGAGCAATGTTGAGCGATGTTTATATAATTTATATATTAGACACAACATTAATTAATTTTAATGAAATTAAAGAAAAATATATTTTTATGAAAAGAAAAATTGTAAATTATGATGAAATAATAAAAATTAAAAAAAATATTATTAAGAATTTAAAAAAAGAAATATTAGAATGTGAAAAACAAAGAGAAACGTTAAAATATGAAAAAAAATATTCAAAATATACGATAAAAGGTATTGCAGATTATTTAGGTGTATCAAGACAAACTATTTACAATTTAAAAAAGAGAGGTGAATTAAAATGAGTATGTGGGAATATATAAGAAGAAAAAAAAGAAAAACAATAATGCAAGTGGCAAATGACACCGATATATCAAGAACAACAATATATCTTTTTGAAAAAGGAAAATGCCAAAATATAAAATTAATGTCATATTATTTAAGATTAAATGGAAGAGATATTGATAATAAAATTGCTAATATATTAGATGAAAATTATGAAATGTTTTATAAAGAATTAAGAGGTGAATAAAATGATTAATATGCAAGAATTAAAATCGCTTATTAAAGGAGCAACACGCAAAGATTTAGAAAGTTTAATACATGCAGGAATAAATGAAATAATACCGATGACAGATAAACAATTATTGAAAATAATTAAATTAAAAAATAATGCCGAATAAAGGAAATGCATGAAAAAAGAATATTTAATACAAGAAATAACAAAATTATTAATAAAACAAGATTTTTATGATAAAAAACACAATATAGATACTTATGTGAAAAAGACTGCTTTATATAGAGATTTAATTAAATTTATAAAATTATTATAGGAGGATTTTATGGACAAAAATACATTTGAAAATATAATAAAAACGTCATATAATTTTGAAGATAAAAAAACATGTGATATTTGTGGCGAGTTAATAAACGATTTTAACGATAACAATATATACGAAAATATGTATTGTGAAAATTGTTTTAACGAAGCACAAGAAAGTAGACTAGGATAGGATAGGAGGTGAATGAAGATGGGCTGTTTTATGTTTTTAATATTTATAATTTTGCTTTTTATATTTCCACCACTTGCACTTTTATTTTTAATATTTTGCATTTTTTCAGCAATATTTAAAAAATAATAAAATTGTATAAAAAAAGTATTGGAAAAATATATAAAGTGTGTTATAATTTTAAGTGTAAGGAGGTAGAAAATGAAAGACACAATTATTTTTAAAGTTAGTTATGAACTCAAAGAGCAATTGCAAAAAGAGGCAAAAGAAAGAGATATGTCGCTAAGTTCTTATATTAAGTCCATTATTGCCGAAAGGAATAAGTAAGATGACACTTGATGAAGTTAAGCAAAAATTAAAGGTATTTGATAAATATACTTTTGAAGAAGATACTCATACTTATTATTGCAATGGTAAAAAGGTAGGAATAAGTACAACTGGATTAATACATCAATATACAAATGAATTTGATAAAGATGGAATGTCAAAATTGGTTGCTAATAAACGAGGCATAAGCCAACAAGAAGTTTTAGAAGAATGGAGAATAGAAAACTTGCATAGCACTATAAAAGGCAATCATATACACTTATACGCACAAAGTTTATGGTTAAAAGAACCTTATGATATTTATGATTTTAGTGATGTACCTGATGAAATTGATAAAACAAGGTTAAAACAAGAATTATCAAATATGAAAATTCAAGCAGAGCAATTTTATAATGACTATTCAAAAGATTATGAATTAATAGGGTGTGAGATTTATTTAGGATGTGAAGATTTTGATGAATGTGGTGCTACTGATATATTATTGTGGCATAAAACTAAAAAGTTTGTTAAACCATTAGATTTTAAATCTAATAAGAAAATAGAATTTGAGGGTTATAGACACCAAAAATTATTACTACCACTAGATAAATATGAAGATTGCAATTATATAACTTATTCACTGCAATTAAGTGATTATTCTTACAAAATATTCTATGAAACAGGAATAAAGTGTAGAGAACCTGAAATTGTATATTTCGATTGTACTAAAACAAACTACGAAATAATTAAACCATTAGATTTAACTGATGAAATAATTAAAATTTTAAAATTAAGGAGGACTAATAAAATGGCTAAAATGATTTTGGTTATGGGTGAACCAGCAAGTGGTAAAACAGTATCACTTAGAAATATACCCAAAGAAGAATTATATTATATAGACTGCGATAAGAAAGGCATGAATTTTAAAGGGTGGAAAAATGAATTTAATGAAGAAAAAAAGAATTATTGCAGAACAAACGATGGAGAAGTAGTAAAAAAATTATTACAAGGAATATCTACAAATAGGCAAGATATTCATTATATAGCAATAGATACTATTAATTCAATAATGATAGCAGATGAAATGACTAGAATGAAAGGAAAAAACTACAACGAGTGGCAAGATTTGGCAAAATGTATATTTGAACTTATTGATATAGTACCAGATTTAAGAGATGACATAACAGTTATATTTAATGGTCATATTCAAACTGATGATGATGGTTTTGTAAGATTACTTACAAATGGTCGCAAACTTAACAAAATAGGTTTAGAGAAATATTTTGATACTGTATTAATTACAAAAATAATTGATGGAAAATATATGTTTGAAACACATTCAGAAAAATCAACTGCAAGAGTTCCTATGGGATTTGAATGTGAACAATATATTGATAATGATTTATATGAAGTTATAAAAGAATTGAAAGAATTTTAAAAATATGATATAATTATATTGTCGAGTAAGTAAAGAGGATTTATATAAGCATTGGTGCTTACTCGACATAAATACCAGTGCTTGTATAAGTCCTTTTTGCTTAAATAAATGGCAAAAGGAGGTGTAAGTATTGGGAAAAGGTTATACCCTTTATGTCCACGTTTGCCCCAATGATAAAAATTATGTTGGAATAACTAAAAATGCTCCAGAAAGAAGATGGGGAAATGGCAAAAATTATAAAGGTTGCATTTTGTTTAATAGAGCAATAAAAAAATATGGTTGGGATAATATAAAGCATATTATAGTATTAACCAATTTAACTAAAGAGGAAGCAGAAAATAAAGAACAAAGTTTAGTATCTTTTTTGAAAAGCAATAATCCCAATCATGGTTATAATATTGCAAACGGAGGATATATAAACAGTGTTAGCGATTTAACTAAAGAAAAACTGAGAAATGCTTCTACTGGTAAAACTCATAAAGTAAGTAATGAAATAAAAGAAATATTGAGAAAGAAAAATTTGGGAGAAAATAATCCCATGTTTGGAAAAGTTCCATGGAACAAAGGTAAAAAAATGGATAAAAGTTCATGCCAAAAAATGAGTGTTGCAAAAAAAGGGAAAAAATCTCCTAAAAGAAAAAAAGTGTTATGTGTAGAAGAAAATAAAATATATAATTCAATAGTAGAAGCAGAAACGCTAACAGGAATAAAAAATATAAGTAGATGTTGCTTAGGCAATACTAAAAAAGCTGGTGGTTATCACTGGCAATATTATAAAGAAGAAAAGAAAGTTGAGGAAGAAAAATAATGGAAATAATTAAAGATTTTGATAAAGTTGAGGCAAAAGGTATGGACGATTTTAGAGGTCTACCTATTGGAGCATATGAATGTGTTATTAAAGACGCAAGACTAAATCACAATGAAGAAACAGGCAAAAATACTTTAAAAATATCAATAGATATTGCTAGTGGAGAATACAAAGATTACTTTTTAAAAGCATACGAAACCGATACAAGAATTGATAGAAAATGGAATAACAATGCAATTCGTTATCTTGCTTATGAAGGAGATAATGTAAGTTATTTTAAAGGATTTATAACAACGATAGAAAATAGCAATGTTGGTTATACTTGGGATTGGGAAGAAACAAAATTAAAAGGTAAAAAAGTTTGTGGTGTATTCCAATATGAAGAATATGAAAAGCAAGACGGCACAAGAGGAATTAAAGTTAGATTGAGCAAATTTAGAAGTCTTGACAAGTTAAAAAATATTGAAGTATCTGATAGTATTAAAATGCTCGATGGTTCTTATGTAAGTTACGATGATTACATGGAACGCAAAGAAGATAAATTTGCCGATTTTAAAGATTGTGTAGAAATTAATGAAAGTAATTTGCCATTTTAAAGAACTTTTAAAGTTCTTTTTTTGTGTTTTTGGGTATTGACATAGTATAAAATGGGTGCTATAATTTAATTACATTAAAGATAGATAGGAGGTGTAAGAATGGAACAACCAATTATAAGACTGCAAAAAAATGCAGAAAAAACAACAAATAAAATGAGAATACCACAACAAATAATTGACAAATGGGGTAATAAATTTTATATGGAAATTTACAAAGATAAAATTGTATTAATACCAATCGAGAAAGGAGAATAAAAATGGCATATAAACGAAAAGAAAAAAAATCTTTACTACTATATTACGATTATAAAGACCAATTTGAAATGCTTACTGATGAACAACTTAGAAATTTAATATATGCCATGATAGAATTTGACAAAAATGATACTGAAATTGAACTTGATAAAATGACAAAAATGGCTTTTGCACCAATAAAAAGAAAATTAAAAGATGATAAAAAGAAATGGATTGAAATGTGTAAAACAAATAGTGAAAATGGTAAAAAAAGC